GCCCAGTGTGAAATTCGTTATCTATCTTACACAGCCAAGGACTAGAAGAAACACGATCCATTTTAATAACAGCATGTTCATGAGAACTACAATCCCACGGCTGAGCTAAATGCGTAGGCATAGCTTCAGGCATCTCCTCTAAAACGGAGTCTGCAACAAGCGCAGTTATAGGCATCCTAGCCCACATCGCGCCACCGTGTATGTTTTCTGCATCTTCTTCTGCATCAAGCTCAAATCCTGTAAAGACTACTTGAAAAGACAAGCACCTATCTGGAATGGTGTTTACCGCAAAAACAACCGCGTGTAAATACTCTCCATGGTAGTCTAAATGATTGTGTGTAAATTCTTTTCGGATCCATGCGTTAAAATGAGGTATGTTGCTTAATAAATAAGCCACCTATTCCTGTTCTCTAGATTCGCGAACAACCTTCGCGATCTCAGTTAAGTTAGAATCCATATCTCTTTCATTTTGCATTTCAGCTTCTTGCAGATCTGCAGCAACCTTAATATCTGTCTGTCGTTCTTGAGAGTCAAGTTTCTCTAGTTCGAGCTCAGTCTTACGCTGCGAATCTCTGTCTTTCTGAGACAGTTTTTCGTATTCCAGATTCATCTGCTCTTCGAACATTTGACGTTGAGGGTCTTGCTGCTGTGCGGCCATTGCTTGCGCTAACGCTTGCTCCTGACCTGTTATTTGTTGCGTAGCTTGTGCCGCAGCCATTGCAATCTGGCTTTCCATCTCTGGAGGTAGTTGCGGCATTTGACCGTCCGGTCCAGGCTGTGGTAACTGAATACCTTGCTGTGCCAGAATCTGTTCCATTTGCACTCTGTACTTCAATGCGATGTGCTCTTGGATATGTGCTTGCAATGCTGACATAGCTTGTGGGTTTTGCTGCATTTGTGGGTTTTGCATAAACGCCATATGCGCTTGGATATGTGCGTCGTGATTCTGTTGAATAAATGCTTTTAACGGTACGTTCATTAAAGCATCCATATTTTCCTGAACAGGGTCTTTAGGTGTTGGCTCAAATTCAGGAAGTAATAAGTCGTCAATATCTCGTATGTTCAACGCCAAATACATTTTACGAAACGCTTCCCGCATATTATGTAGTTGCGGTGCGCTTTGTGCCATCTGAAGCTGTGTCTGTGCTAAGATGATTCGCTGTGTGGTGCTAAAGATGTTAGGATCAGAAACAGGTATAACATCTACGTTGTCGCTAAAATCTTCACGGAAAACACTTTGCTGTGCGCCTTGTACTTGGTAAGGATATTCCTGTGGAAGCACCTCTCCGAATATACGCTTGAGTATTTTAAATTCACTGCGTTGTGCGTAATGCAGTCGTTTATGAATTGCAGAAATAACCTTCTGGCCTTTCTCTAACACTGCAACTGTAGTGCCTACTGGAGCATTTTGATTACCGTCTCCAGTTCCTTGATCCATCACTGCTGCGAACTTCTGACCAGACTCAACTAAAAGACCTAATAGTTGCGCTAATGTGCCACTTGGTTCTTTATAAGGTAGTGGCAAGAAGGAATCGCGAATAACACCTCCAGGAGTGTCCACATCACGCCACTCTCCTGGTTGTATAGGATCATCAGACCGTTGAATATTTAATCCACGAGATTTAAAACCCGCAGGTAAGTTTGAAAGCGTTCCTGCGTCAATTAACTGTCGTAATATTGCAGTAGCGGATTTAGTTACACCGCCAATCATATGAATTAGACCAAATCCGTAAAATCCCAATCCAGGAAGGAATTTATAATGCGTAAAGTATTCAACTTTTCTACGCATAGGGTCTGTCGGATCATAATTTTGCCGTATCGACAAAACTTCATTAGTGTCTAGGCAAACAGTGATAATATACGGTAACGCCAAGCCAGTAGGCTCGTCGTTTTCATCTTTATCCTCAAAACCTTCTAAATCAAACTCGCCGTGCACTTCTAATAACGTATATTCGTCATCACCGCCAGTACGGTCTACACCCTCAAGCTCATCTATCTTATCTTGTAGATCATTTTGCTTAATATACGAAGGAGACCCCATAGAAACGTCACGATAAAACCCAGACAGCTGTAATTTTTTCAAATCATTCTCTGTCATCCTAATGACGTGAGTAATTCGTGAAGCGGTTACTAAATCATTAGTTGTATACGGGACAACTAAGTCTTCTGCCTTAACAAAACGAGAAACCGCTCTACCTACAGAGGGATCGTAGTAACTTTTCTTAAAAGCAGATCCTGCCAAGGGGAGGTAAAACAACATTTGATCCATTTCAGGATCATATTCTTCCATCTTATAAGTAAGTTGGTAGTTCATGAAGTTTTTAACACGATTTGCTTGTTCAAGTTTTGGATCTGAGGTGACGCCCATCACTTGCGTGTCTACTGGTCCCCCTGCAGGCAGTAACTCGCGGTAAGTTTGTGCCTGAAAGTGCGTAACCGCTTCAGCTAGTAGCGGATGATACACGCCGCTTGCACCTTCGAAGGGTTCACTGCGTGTATTTGTTTTAATTCCTAGTAAATCTAGTCCGTCTCGGAAAGTTTCATACCAGTCTTGACGAGAATCTAAGTCGTCATGGTAATAAGACGTAATTTTTGAAGCAAGTTCGCCTCTTGTGGACTCGTCTAATATCTCAGCAATGTTTTCGCCAAACGATATTGCATAATCTTCGTCAAATTCATCACCGAAACTAGCGACGCCTTCGTCGTCTATAAAAACTTCGACGACTTCGTCTTCGAAAGGCTCCTCTTCTACTTCAATTTCAAATTGTTCAGCCATAACGCGGAACGATACCTCGTTTTAATTTAATAATAAATCAGTAATATGCACGGACTTTGGGGTAATATTCCTCTTCGTCGTCGTAATCTGAGTCTAACCTCAAAAATCCACCATTTCTAAAGCGTATTAACGCTAATGTTGTGGAATCCACCAAATCATCATGCTCTCCGTTAGGAAAGTCCGTAACTTCTTCCATTAATTCTTCAGCCCAGCGGTTTTCTGGCACCCAAACCTTACCTTCTTGGAATATAGGGCTGACTGAATTCAACCTTGCAATCTTATCTTGGCCTTTGTTGGGTGAATACGTGTTAATCGGTATGCCGAGTCTGCGTAATTCTTGCGTTAGCGGAATACCTGTTGCTTTCGTTTCAATAATTACAGAATCAGGATCCCAATATTCGTACAAACGTATCGCTTCACGCTTGAGTTCGGGAAAGTCTAGCCGCTCTTTTACACAATCAATCAAGATAATGTGCGCCTGACCTCCTGGATACATCTCATCGTTGATTTTTCCTTCCGGATAAAACACACCCCATGTAGTTATCGCTGTAAAGTCAGCACGTTCAGACTTTAGAAACGCCGTATCGTAACTTTGAATTAGATATTCACAAGCTGGAGGCGCGTCGTTAGGCCAAATCTTGAACCATTCTTTCGGAATAATAGAAATACCTTCGCCGGTTGGCCGCTGCATGTACTGAGCCGCCCACTTCGAAGGAGGAACCGAAGCCTTAATCGACTCAAGTTCTTCTAATTTCCAAAATTCAGGCCATAACGATTTACCCGATGGCAAGATTGCAGGAAACTCAATCAGTTCCCATTGGTCTGCATTCTTATCTTGCATCATTTTCTTGATTAATTTACCCGTTAAGTCTTTTTTAGACCAACGAGTCATCACGATAACGATGGCACCTCCTGGTTGGAGACGCTGTCGGGGGCCAGTCATAAACCAATCGTAGGCTTCGTCTAGTGATTTATCGGAAAACGCATCTTGCTCAGAGTGCGGATCGTCAATAATAAACAAATCAGCACCACGACCTGCAAGTGCGCCGCCTATACCTGACGCATAATACTCACCGCGTTGCGAAGTTAACCATTTACCCGCGCTTCGTGAGTCAGCTTTTAGTTCTGTCTTAGGAAATATCTCACGATATTCTTCAGTGTCAATTAAGTCACGCACCTTACGACCAAAGTTTATAGCTAGGTCAGCCGTGTGCGTTGCTTCAATAATCTTTAACTTAGGATTCTTTCCTAACAAGTAAGCGGGAAACAGGTGTGATGCAAATTCAGACTTCGTATGTCTGGGCGGCATGTTGATAATTAACCGCTTTAGTTCGCCGCTTGCTATTTTATCAAACGCCTGTGCCATTTTACGGTGATGATCACCGTTAATAAATTCAGGCCAGATGATTTTTACAAAGTCAATAAAGCTAGAAGCAGAAGTTTCTCTGCGTTCACGCTTTTCAAGTTCTTCAAGGAGAAGTGTAAACTCTTTTGCTTCACTCTTAGATAAGAAGGACAGGTCTACGTTTTTTAGATCCTTGAGGATATCACTCATTAATCACTCATTTGTGGGCCAAGGACAGGAGCTTCTTCTTGTCGGTTAGCTCTTCTTTCTCTAATACGCGAACCTATTTTCCTTAACCCACCAAGTCCCATCTCAGCTAACCCCATTCCAGGAATTAACTGTCGCGCAAGTCTGCGCTTTTCTTCTGGGTCGTTGGTCATTTCGATAGCTTTTAAAATTTCAACCTGAGCTAACCCAGGAGTTTGGTTTTTTACAGTCTCTATGAGACCTTGTTTTATTCCAGCTTTTATACCACCGGTGCTTCCATCCTCGTACCGTCGAGGTTGTACTGGTCCTCCCGCAGCCATCTGATCAATATCCGCTGCTGACGCACTGACCATACCCATTCCAGGATTTGCTTCCATCTGCGCCATCATCGCATTGCCGACATTCCTGACTCCAGGATCTACGTCCATCTGCATCTGGCTAATCTTAGGAACTGAAAAGTGATATACGTCTTGTGGTAAACCAACCGGTCCACCAGTGCGAGAGAACTGTACGTTAGTGGCTTCTGGTCCTGACGTCTGTTGCTGCATTAACAACGCTTCAAGTTCAGGGGGTATCTGCTCAGGAGTTCTATCGAAACTTTGTGTGTCATACATACCTCCACCGTAAGAACCTGCTAACGCTTCTCGGAAATCTGGGGCAGTATCTTCTGGTGAGAGATTTTCTTCTCCTATGCTTGCAATCATTAATTCGTTTGACGTTGGGATAATAGGTGAAGCACCTTCTATATACGCCGCTTCTTGGTTTGCCTTCTGCTGTGCTTTCGTACGTTTTTTCCCCGCAACAATGTTTGCGCCCGTGGTAACAACCATTGCTGTTACCGCTAATTTTATTACAGTCATGTTGCATTCTCCTCGAACGAATCAACCGCGATACGTGATTCTAATTCTTCAATATCTCGTGAATCATCCGGATTCGGATGAACCGTTAATATTATGGTGTCTTCTAAAAAGTAGCCTACCCGTTTTGTATTAGCGGGGGTGGTACAGATTGCGAAGTCTTTAAACACGTCTACCTGTTCTTTTTTCTGTGTTGTTGAAACAATCTTTACATGGCCTTTGGCTAAAATGAATAAGTTAGGATCTTTATGAACTCTACTCACCACTACTGAATCTTTAGGCCCAAAAAATTCTCGTATATATATTTGCGGTGCAAAATGATGATGTACGGAAGTGGTCACTTCAGCTTCCGGTTGTTTTACTAATACATCCATCAGTACTTTTTCTAGCGTAGAGATTTTATCTCTTCGAGCTAACTCGAACTTAGACACCTCCGCTAGTTCAGAACTCATTTGTAGCTCTTACCGTAATATCCTTTTTGGAAAACCTGACCGCCAGTCTTATAACTTGCTGGCACCATCATTCTTTTGCGACGTCGCGTTCCTGGACGACCGCCCATGTTCTTCTTTTCAGTCTTCGCTGCTTGCCTAAAGTTCTCAGCGGTCGGTGCGCCTTCCTCACCTTTCCTTCGCATCCGCTCACCAGAGCCTGCTGCTATACGCTTACGCTTCGCGTGTATGTTTGCATATAATCCTGGACGACCACCCGTGGCCATTCGGTCTATTGGAAAGAAAGGTCTAAGCTGGTCTTCTAATACTTCAATCTGTCGTTGCAAATCTAGTTCTCTTTCAGCTCCCATAAAGTCATCTTCCATTAATTCGCCTCTGAGCCTATTACGTTTATTTAGAAGGTCTTGCATTTTCTTTTTACCTTCGTTACTCAGTCGTGCATATCTTGCACTCGGCCCACGGTAAGGGGCATTTGGTATGCCTTCTCCTTTAGGTTTTAACCCTCGCTCAATCATCGCGTCTAGTTCTGCAAATTCATCCTTACCTATGGTTTTACCAGATAGTTGGTCGTCAATATTTTCAACCCCTTTCTGAAAGTCCATAAATTCTTTATCGTCATACTTCTTAATTGTTGACGGGTCCATAGCTCCTCTCAACCCGTCAAAAATACTACCTGTTCCTCGACCTTTAGTCATACCCGCTGCTAACGCACCAAGGCCAGCTATTTCAGGTGAGGCTCCGTATTCTGTTAACACCGCTTCGAAATCTATCGGCTCTGACTGACCTACTTCGCCTAATAACTCAGACAACCGTCCGTCACTCAACGCCTCTAATAAACTGTAAATAGGAATGCCACTAGTGGCTACTTCAACGCTTGCCTCGTCCGTGGGTATCCCCGCGAAATCGAACAAGGAACGTATTCCAGACTTCATGTCTCGTTTATCTACTTCTCTTTGATACTCGTCCCGCATTCTGAATAACTCTTGATAACGAGGGTCTTCTTCACGTCTGCGGTCTTCGTAACTCGGAACACGTTTTCCAAATAGTTCAGGAGGATCATCGAACCTCTGTCTATTTGCATCTCCGTACCGTTCTCCTTGAGACACTAAATCAGAAAACATTTCTCCAATGGTCATGTCGTCGCGGATCTGATCTTTTCTTTCTTGAATAGCTTCGGAAATATACTCACGTCCCCCAGTTACAGGGTCAACTATTACAGCGTCTACTTTGCCTTGCGTTAAGTCCATTACCATTTCACCTTATCGGCCCAATAAGCCGCTGACATTTTGCCTTTCGCAATGTTCTTTCCATGGCGAGCTTTGAAACTCTTACGCCTCGCCTTCTGCTTCGCCGACTCACCCTTCTTAGGCTTGCCTGCAGTCTTTACGCCTTGCTGCCCGAAACGAATGAGTTTCAACTTATGTCCTTCCTGCGCTAATACCATATGCGACTTCTTCGGATGGCTGGGTGTGCGCTTCGGTTTGTTCACACCCTTCAAGTTGTGCTTCTTGATTAAGTTCGCTCTACGAGTTTCATGTGCCATGTGCGAATCGTAACTCTTTATATACGTCACGCGCAACGCTCTAAAAAAATGTCGCGAAAAATTTTTGAGGTAGGAGTCCCACGGAAATCTGCGAAAAATTTGTGGTCTGGGGACCCGTAGCAAAAGTACAGCGGAAAAAGAGGCTGGAACCGGGACGTAGTGGGCGGGTGCGGGGGAAGGTGGCAGACATAGGGGTATACCCCCCTAACAAGCGTTCACACGTTTGTTACTAACCACTAACAAAAAAGCCCACACACGGTGGGCTAGTTGTTAGCGTAGGCTAAGTTATTAGGCTTTGTAATTACACTTAGTCATCTGGTCAGTTTTGCCAGTAGTGTAGTGTTTAATTATTTGGATAGGGTCTTGGTTATACACTACGATAAAAGGCTTATTAGTTGTAGGGTCAAGCATAACTTCGCCATCATCATCAATTTGTGAGAAGTCATACCAGCTATAGTAAGTCACCTCTACCATCTTAGAGGAATCGTTTTTAGCTGGCTCTTCTACAACTTCAAACTCGGCAACCATGTGGTCGAATACCTGTTGTTTAGTTATGAGTGAGCCATTAGGTTTTGTGTTAACTATCAACCAGTCTTGATAAGCGGCAAACACTAAAGAAGGTTGCTTAGTGAAAGCATACTTATTAACCAAGTCTAAATCCCATCGGTAACCGCCCTGATTAGCGTAATCACCTCTAGTCTTAGACTTAGTACCGCCAGACCGAGAGGTCTTAGCTATTGGCCGTCTTGAGATGAGCGCATCATTACGCTTATCAGATTGAGCCTTAGCCTTAGCCTTATCTTCTGAAGACTTAGCCTTAGCGTATGTGTCAAAGGCGATCTCTTCTGAAGTCTTAGTGTCAGTAACCTTTTTTGTATCAGTTTTCATATTGTCATATTCCTATGTTTATTAAGGGCGTTAGTGCCCGTGTCCAGTGGCTTGACTGCCAAAGGACGCAGTCAAAATATCATGAGACCTATTTTTAGTCAAGTTGACACAAGTTAAATAATATGCTTAGGAAGTTAAACACCTAAGCAATTAACCTAAGCAATTAGCCTAAGCGTTAACCAACTTGTTAAACCTAAAATCCTGGGGACAAAACAACGCACACAAAACAAAAAAGTGGACACATAACAAGTGATTAAACGGTGGACACATAACAAGGAAGCGCACGTTAACAAACGTGTGCACGTTTGTTAGCACGACAAGCGAGCCCACGGCGAGCGCGAACGCGAGCGAGAAGGAAGGAGAGAGGGACTGAGGGGAGGGATAGATAGAGCGACTGAGCGAGTAGAGTAGAGTAGAGTAGACTGGTAGAGTGAAGCCGCGCGACAAGCTAACGAACGCTTGTTATAACAAGAGCGCGAACGTAGAGTGATAGAGTAGAGTGAAAAAGTGATAGAGTAGAGTAGACCGACCCATCGATAGAGTAGAGTAGACTATCGGGTCTCGGTTTGGGTTTTGGTTTAACTGGAACCTGAACTAATCACTTCCCCTTCAATGGTTCGTGGTGCTCGTTTGCTGATCAAGTCACTCAGTCGATCGATCAGCTGGTCCTTGCTAAGTCCGTCGATCTTTGCGGTCAGTACTTCCCGTCTGTCGATGTAGAGTCCACCTGCCTTCCCTCGGTGGATCTCTGCCGTAATGGCTGCGTTAATCTGTCCTTGGTCCCTCGCCTCCTCCCTCAGATCGTGTAGAGCGGATAGATGGCTCTCCATGGAAATCTTTTCTCTTTCCTCGGCCTCTATCTCCTGCTCAATCAGATAGTTTCGGACTAGTGGGTTGTGATTGAGTAACACACTGCCTTGTCGCTTCGCAGCGTTACGATTCTTCGTGTAGCCTGCTTTTACAGCGGCATCGGTGGCGTTCTGGCCTTTAACGTACTCCCTTACAAACTTCTTTTGTTTCGAGTTGAGTTCCTGCCACGTCTTACCATCGGGATC